CTCATTCGTGGAGACGGTATAGTTGCTCGTAGAGATGGTCATTATGGAATTGTTCCTGCGGCCACTATGATCCACGTTGAGCCATCGCAGACAAGCTCTGCCCATGCGCCTATTGTCGCTGGCAGAATAGCAGTTGTGGCAGCACCACCTGCTTTCTGTGTGACGTTTGACGTTGCAGAAACTACGGTTTGGGCGGTTCTGGTTTGCACTTTTAGAATGCGACCTGCACTTGTCGCAACAGCAGGAAGTGTAAGCGTGTTTGATGCTGCACGATTCGATATGATGTAATAAGCCGTAGCCGCAACCGTGTAATCGGTCGTAACAGTCACCGGAGCGGTGATAGCAAACGATCCGTTGACCTGCACCTTTGCCGTCGGCGTTGCCGTGCCGAAACCAACGCGGTCCGTTGATGCATCTACGAAGACAAGGTTGGCGTCTGTGTCGCCCTCAATGCGTTGGTCTACATCAGCGCCAGCATCGTTGAAGACGTTGGCCCCTGCGAATGATGCAGCCGGAACATTCTGAAACAGTTCCGCGCGCGTCTGCTTCTTGGTCTCTGGAACGCTCGTATCCACCACAACATAAAGGTCATCCGTGGCCGTGTTTGCCCCGGTCAGTGCTGATAGTGCGCTGATCTTGATGTCTGCCATCAGGCTATCACTCCGCGAATTGTGCCGCCGTTGCGCTGCGTGCTGTTAAGCTGATCGATGAACTGCCTGGCGAACTTCTCGCCAAAGCCCATCGGATCATTCATCATTGTAAACTGGAACGTGGTCGTTGGCGATGCCGCCGCCGGGGCTGCGGCTGCACCACCGCCACCGCCTCGACGGCCACCACCGCCGCCGCCACCTCCACCACCGCCGCCACCGCCTTCGGAGACGCCTTTGATAGCAGCCACGGCACTCATGCCCTTGGCGAAGACGGCGGCGTAATTGGCGAACTTCTGAATAGGCGTAATGGCCGTTGGATCATTCATCGCGCTAACCGCTGCGCGGATGGTGTCAACAATTGCTTGCGCGGCTGCTGCGGCTTTTGCCACTTTAAGCAGACGCTTTCCGCCCGCTTGTGCGACTTGGGCCATAGAGCCAAAGAAGGAAGACGCAGCAGTCAGATCACCATCAAGACGTTGAGACTGAATGGCTGCAAGAGATGTAGCATGATCTTCCGCCAACTTGCGCGATAGGTCATAGTACTCTTGCTCGGAAAGCAGCTTGTTTGCCAGTGCGCCGTCAAGAGTTTCTTGGTTGAGCGTGTATTCTTCCGCAAGGATTTCACGCTCGGTTGCGAACTGATCCTTAATCATGGCAAGCCGATCCGCGAATGCGGTTCCTGGCTCTTGCGATGGAGCAATGCTGAAATCATCCGCTGCACCTGCTGCGCCATCAACTGGAAGCATTGGTGCTTTTGCTTTCGGCTGCTCAAGGTCAGTCTTCAACTCGCTGTTGACGCTCTGAATCTCTCCACGAAGTTGAGCCAAAACTTGAGCATTGCGCTCCCATACTTTCCCGGCGGCAACAGAAGATGAAGACCAAGCATCCATCGCGCCAGAAAGATCGAGATTCGTCAAATAGCCAAGGACGGCAATTCCTGCATTGATGCGAATTGCAAAGACTTCCCAAGCGGAAGATGCCCATTGTACGGCTTGCGCCAGCGCATCCATTGCACTGCCAATTGCGTTAGCAATGCGCTCAACATAGTTTCCTTGATTGACAAATACGATGAAGTGATCTGTCAAATCTTTCATCGCTGGAGCAGAACGTTCAGCGATTTTGTTTCCGAGACCAGTGAGGACACTGCTGATCCTCGTCAGGTTGTCGTTGAAACCTTCCGCCGCTTTTGAGGTGTTTGTCGAAATCTCCTGACCAAAACGACTAGCCTCTTCCGTCATCTGTGCTAGGCCATCGCGGCCCGCATTGAGCATCGGAATCAGATCGGCACCGGAGCGGCCAAAGATCGACATTGCCAACGCTGTTTTGCCAGCGCCGTCTTCTATCCCACCAAAGCGTTCCGCCACATCGAGCAGAACTTCCTCTGTGCCGCGCAGATTGCCTTGGGCATCAGTGACTGAAATTCCAAGGGCCGTGAATGCTTCATTCCCGGATTGCATGTTCTTGGAAAGCTGACCAAGACCGACTTGCAATTGTCCTAGAGACACATCCGAAAGTTTAGCAGCATACTCTAATCGTGAAAGGCTCTCGGAAGTCATACCGATCTTCTGAGCAGTCTTTCCGATTTCATCGGCGAAGTTGATAGCTTGTTTGGTCAGCGCACCAATGGCGACTCCGCCAGCCGCTGCTGCTGTTGCAAAGCCAGCGAGACCAACGGCGGCAAGCTTCGAAAAGTTCTGTATCTTGCTGCCAGCACTCGCAATGCCCTTGTCGAAGTCATCCGTATTGGCGCTGATCTTGACTTCGATTCCGCTAACTTGAGCCATGCAACAGTTCCTTCAATTCCTCTACATCGGCCCTAGTCAGTTTCCCGGCGTATGTTTCGCCTGGCTCTTTCGGCTTCTTCAACTCGTATTCCAACCACCACTCGGGAATGGTCATTTCCCAGAACTCGCTAGGCTGAATTCCCCATTCCCTCGACCATAGATACATTCCGTTCCAGTCTAGTTGTCCATAGTCTCCATGATCTTCGCCCTCGCCTTCGACTGGCTTTCGGTCTGGGCGTCTGGATTTTTTGCTTTGGTCTCGGACGGAGAGAAAGCCAGCATGACTAAGGAAATCAAATCGGCAACGTCTGTTGCGCTGCCATTGATCAACTCCTCATAGACCTGTTCGTCCGTGACCTTGGCACCTGCCGACTGCAACATCTTTGAGAGAACGAAAGCAATGTGGCTGACAGGCGGGCGACCTTGGCTTGTGCGAACGGCAATGTCCGTGAAGGATATGTCGCCCATCTCGATGGATCGCATCAGTTTCATGGAAGGGACGAAGCGATATTCTTCACCCTTCCATTTGATTGTTAGCTCGCGGAAGATTGCCATGATTACGAGGCCGTGAACGTAATCGTGCCAGAAGACTGGATCGAGGCCGTGAAGGTCGTGGCATCTGCCTGTTCGCCAGTCACAGCGAAGCTGGCAAGGAAAAAGTTTCCGGTGAACGACCCGAGGCCAAGCAGTTCGATGGTGTAGGACTCGAGCAGCGCCGAGGCGGTGCCAACGGCAAGCGCCAGGAAAGTGGTGTCCTCAAGGATGCCTTCGACTTCGGCATCAATGGAACGAACACCGACATCGGCAAGATACTTGCGCCAACCGTTGTCATCCTTTTCGGTGATGTCAATCGGCTCGTTGTTGATGGTGAAGCTATCGGCACGAGCGCCAGCCACGGCAGTCGAGCCGCGCTTGATCCGCACTTTGCGGCCAGAGATTGCAGCCATTTTCAGTTCCTTTCTTAGGTCACGGGTCCACGGATGTTGGAGAAGGCCACCGTAGACCCTACGCTATTGGTGGCGGTTACACGGCACCGGATATACTTTCCGGTGTCGGAGCCTGTCAGTGTGTAAGTCGTTCCGGTCGCAGAGGCGATGTTGGACCATGACGGATCGTTGGGATCGGCAGCATTGCCACGCTGCCACTGACGGGCGAACGTGATCGTGGCATCGCCAGCCCATGTGCCATTGGTGGTGGTCTGGACGTTGGTGCCAGAGAGTGTGCCGGTGATTGCCGGGAGAACGGTGTTGTATGGGCCAATGGTGGCAGTCATGTTCTCGCCGCTCTCCAGAGTGGCGGTGAATGTCGTGACATCAGCCTGTTCCGCGCCGATCTGAAGCCCTTGGAGTATGAAGTCTCCAGTCAAAGTGCCGATGCCACTAATCGTGACAACGCACTCCTTGAGAAGCGCCGTGGTGGCTGTGCCGACGGAATCCGACAAGAGAACAGTATCCTTCAGCACGCCCTCGATCTCGCAAGAGACGGAGCGCAAGCCGACATCGGCCAGCATGGTGCGCCAGCCAAGATCATCCTTGTCCGTGATGTCGAGTGGCTCATTATTGATCGTTACGCTGTCAGCACGAGCGCCCACGATGTTGGAGCCGTTGCGGCTTATGCGAACTGATCGGCCAGAAATAGCCATGCAAGAACCTCTTCTTTGGCCGTGATTATATCACGGAAACTATGCAATCCACAATACACGGTACAAGATGAGGCCGCGCTTGGTCTTGCCGTCAGGATCGCGCGAGAAATTGCAAGAATCGAGTTCGGTGGTGATATGCGTGACGCCCGCGATGGAAAGTGGCTGGCGGCGCATCCGGCCATCCACGGCGTCGACTACGGTCTTCAGATCGAGCATGGATGCGGCACGGTCCCATACGTCAATCTGAACGATTGCCGATCCGCCAAGATCATCCTTGCTGTCGAACGGATTGATCGTGTCAGCCCCGATAGTGATGAACGGGAAGGCCGATTCCAATTCACTGTCAGCCGCCTGGGGGACATCGGTGAAGATCGCCACGAGCGGGCTGTAGTAGGTACTGAGAAGGCTGGTGACGGCGCTATCGTTAAGCCGGTTGTAAACTGCCGTCTGAAGATCATCGGATTTCATTTCGTTGTCTTCTCCGCGCGTGCTTTGGCCTTGGCGATTGCAATCTCGACCCGTTTCAGCATCTTTGGAATCGCCCGCTCGACTGCTGGAATCCAAGACGGGCGTTTCGCCATTTTGAAGGTGCCGAACTCAAGGTAGTAGGCATAGTCAAGACGGCTTCCGATGGCTTTGGAATATTTGCCTCGGCTTTCGTTGTAGATGGAATTCACCAGTGTGCCGGTATCGGTTGCTGGTGCTTCGCCAGGAGCAGATGCTCGGTGAACCTTATCGTTGTTCACGCCTCTGGCATATTCCCTGCCGGTCTTAGGTGGCCCCTGTATGGCCTTGCGAACGTCCGTGACGGCTTCCAAGGCGGTGGCATCGACAATGAGGGCCAGAGAGTTGCCAAGGTCCTTCCCATAGGCTTGCAAGGCCGCGTTGACCTCTTTCAATCCCTTGATCTCGACCTTGACATCCATCAGGACGCAACCCCGCCATCAACGTCGATCTGAAGCCACTTGTTGGCGAACTCCATGTTATCAAGGAACCGGATGTTGTGAATCTTGTTCCTGATCTGCACGCGGTCCGAATCAAGCAATGCGGAAGTGTAGCGCACCACAAGACGCAACCGAACGGTTGCCTCGGTGCGGTCATGGGCAAATCGTTCCGAACCGCCAACCGGCACCACATAGGCGCGGGTCGGTGCGCCGGAAACGGTGGCCCAGGATTCCGTCTGACCTCCTGCTCCATCGCTGGTCAAGGTGCGGCGTTGAAACGTCACCGGCTCTTTCAGCTTGCCGGAATTCATGTCGCAACATTTCATCATCGACTAATGAACTCCACGATGTCCATATTCACGGAAACGTCAACGGTGCTGGCCGATACGTTGGCAAGGAAGCCGAAGTCGCACAGCGGCGGGAAGTAGAGCGGCGGATCGAAGACAACATCAATAAGGCCGGAACTCTGCGGATACTCGGTCACGAGTAGCATCGAGGTATATGGTGCCGCCGCTTCGCGGACATTTTCGCGTTTGTACAGGACGATGTTCGCCTTCTTGTCGGCATCGCTTGAGATAGTCACATTGCGAATTGCAGCACTCCGGTCACGCGGCGTAGTATGGACTGCCATCTCAGTCTTGCCACGGCCTAGTGCGCCATCCGCAATGGTTGCCCAATCCTCTCCACCAGCGGCATTTTCGATCACGATTGTTGAAGCATGTGATCCAGCAGTCTGCGTTGCATATGTTCCAGACTTGGACACATATGCATCGGTCAAACGCATGAAAGCCTGAGTGGTCGCTGCGCTTGCCGATGCACCAGCCGTAGCAAGTGTTTCGCTTATCAGCTCCCCAGCAGGATTGAGACCGATCAGCGTGACCTCTCTGCCACCGGAACCGTTGGCCGTATCGTTCGCATTTCCACCTGCCTTGATGCGGAGCAGAACTGAATCCGGCCATTTCGGCGTGCGATAGAAGCCGGAGCGTGTGACAGGCGTGAAGTTAGAACCGATGGCAATATTGCGCCCGAACTTATTGAATGACCGACAACCCGAAGCCAGTCCGCGCGCAATGTCGAGACTGCTGGGATAGGTCATATCTTCAAGGCCTTATATTGAGCCATAATAACTGAAGCGCCAGATGCGTCATAGGCATCACTTGCATCGCAGTCGTCGCCACGATGACTATAGAGGAAAGCCGCAAGCTGCTTGACAGCACGCTTCATCGGAGACGGAACTGACGCTGCATTGGCGAATCCAGACACATAGATGATCTGGATCGCGTCATTGGCACGCAGAGCAACAGGCCAAGTCTGGCCGCGCTTGAGTGTCAACCTTCCAGGCGTCTGATATGTGTCAACGTCGAAGACATTGGCAACCGTTACTGCCGTTGCATTGCTGTCCTCGTCGTAGACCGTGACCGATGTGATTGATTGAAGAGGCCAACGCGGGATAGCAAGGCTTTGAATGACGCTGGTGCGATAGAGTTCAGTGATCGACATCTCGCGCACGCCATCCCACCATGCTTCGCCGCCAGCGGGCCAACGATCAAGCGAGAGCCGCCACGACTGCGTGATGAACGCAAGGCCGGTCATATTCTCGATCTCGGTCCTGGCATCCGTGATGAGCGAATTCGCCTCCGCGTCAGGAAGTTCCGTCGAATCAGTGCGGAGATGCGTGCGGAGTTCCGCAGCCGTCACCGGCTCGGATGCAGGGGCGGACGTAAGAACAGAACCCCGGAACTGATAAAGCGGAACAGCGGCGCGAAGGCTCATGTTATTTTTCCCACGGAGGAGATGAAGATATCAACTCTGGTTGCTTCGCAATATTGATTTGCGCTTTTAAGTTGTCTTTAATCTGTTCGATTGCAGTTTCTCCCATAGCAGCCTCAGTCCAAGACTGGACCAATTGAGCAGTAAGATCATCGTAATCAACAAATTCATCTGGCTGCGGATTCGGTAATCCAGTGGAACCATACGTGGCAGAAACATAATTATCCTCTACCGCAGTAATACGCCAGTGGACCGTCTTTATCACTTGAGACAGTCCATCAACAGAAGAAGCATATTCAAGTGTTGGGAAAGACCAATTGAAGCTAATCACTGTTCAGCATCCTTCGGCTGATTTGAAGCCTGTTCTAGTTTCTGGAAGATCGGCATTGCCACCGCCGCTGTTCTCACGCCACCTGCCTTGATCGCAAGGTCGATCACGTTTGCGAGTGCGTTAGCCTCTTCCGGTGTTAGTTCGAGCTTAATCATAGCGCCTCCTAAGCTGCTGTGTTTGCAAGAAGGTAGTATACAGTGCCGTTCACGCGGATTGCAATGCGGTGCGTAGTTGCGGCGGTTGTGTTGGCGTTGACAACAGTGCCTTCCGTGTAGAGGGAAAGCATCGTGTTGCCCGCCGTGAGGTCTGTGGAGTAAATCTGGATGGTGTCGGCTGGGCCTGTGGTCGGTGCGGTTCCTGTTGCGATTGCAAGGGTTACTGCGGCGGATGTGCCAAAAGCAGTTGTTCCTATACCGACATTGCCAGAGCCATCAACATTGATGCGGCGGTTTCCTGCACCATCAGCGATGATGATATTGTTTGCGAGGGTTGCACTAAGTCCGGTTACATTTGCGCCAATGATTGTGTTGTTTGAACCCGTGGTGATGCCACGACCTGTATTCCGCCCTATTGCGGTATTGCTGGAACCAGTTGTATTGTCCCGTAGCGCACTCCATCCTACCGCAATATTGCTTCCAGCGGTATTGGTGAATAAGGCGAAAGCGCCGATTGCTACATTTTGTGTTGATGATACATTGCTTAACAGTGCATATGTACCAATGGCTGTATTTTCCCCGCCCGTTGTATTTGATGTTAGTGCCTGTCGGCCTACGCCGACATTGTTGTTTCCGGTCGTGTTGAGAGCAAGCGCCTGAAGGCCGACGGCCATATTGCCCTCGCCAGTCGTATTTTCCCTTAAAGCAGCCGAGCCAAGAGCAACATTCAATACACCAGTCGTGTTAAATCTTAGCGCGGTGTCACCAATAGCAATGTTATTATTGCCAGTTGTATTCACCGAAAACGAAAGGTTGCCAAACTTTATGTTTGTGCTTACATTTCCGGTTCCAATTGAAACGCCAGCAACAATAATATCGCCATTAACATCAAGCAAAGCACCGGGAGAAGATGTTCCGACGCCGACGCGTCCGGCGGAAGTGATGCGAACTCTTTCAGAACCACCAGTGGACCAAGCCACCGTGTCCGCAGCCGGAAACCACATGCCGGTGTTGGTGTCACCCAAGGTAGCGAGAGATGGCAACAGTGCCGTGCCAGCCGAAATTTCTACCTGACCGTTCTTGTCCACATCGAAGCGTGTTGTTCCTCCGACCTGCAAGTCTATCAGTTTTGATCCAGCCGCCGATGCCGTATCGGTGACGTTCATCTTGATCGCTGTGAATGTCGTTGCGCCAGCGTTCCATGTATCGCTGAGATCGTAAATAAACGCCATTACGCAGCCCTCATATTGATGTAATCATTCGCCCTGGTCATGATCAGAACGTTTGAGCGATTGCGAATTGAAAGAAAGCCGCTTGCTGTCGCATCAGTTGTCAGCAAATCAAGTATATCGGCACAGGTCGAAACAGACAGGAGTTGACCTGAGTAAATGTCATCCAGATCAATGGGTCCGTTGTTGCCGAAATCTATAAGGTCTATTTGAGCACCATCGAACTCATCGAAAAGATCAAATGGCGCACCATTGAAAACATCGAAAAGATCAATGTCTCCATCATCGAAAACGGAAACCGTGATCGAGCGTCCACAAGATGTTATTTCAAGAGTGCTCAAGTCGTGATGTCCTCAACGACATAGATGGAAAAGGTTTCACTGCTCTTGATAATACCGGAAAGAACGAACTGCACATCGCAAAGAACGGTTGAGTCTTCGGAACTGATGGGCCAGCTTGCCGTGCTTGCCGCTGCCTTTGTTAGAGTGAACTGACCAGCCGCCGCATTGGTGACTGTGACTGTCAATGTGTCGGAGAACGATCCGCCCATCTTGACGGAAGATGTGATCGTGTAGCCTGTCAGATTGATCGCGGTGCCGCCGCTATCCTTGCGGGTGCAGTCGAGGCTGAACGTATCGCCACGCTTGAAATTGATGCTCTGCATCTTTTACCTCTGACCAGCGACGGACTGCTTGCCTTTGCGCACCTTTGTCTCAGATGGCGGCGCGATCTTGGTCTCGACGGGGCCGACTTCGATTGCCTCGGCAGCGCCATCTTCAACGGCCATTTCGGCAACCTTGCCAGAGACGATCTGTCCATTGGCGAAGTTGAGAACCGTGTGACCATCCGGGGCGCATTTGTAGCCGTAAGTGGCGGTGATCTTCGCTTGCATGGTCAACCTCTTGAGAGAATGGAGAGGCGGGATTTCTCCCGCCCCTTAGTCAAGTTTAGGTAGCGGCCACGTTGCTGCCGACGAACGTGGTGGCAGCGCGGTGCGGCACATTGAGAATGCCGTAGACCTTGACAGTCGCATCGGTCAGAGCGGTGCCAACGCCGTTCATACGAACATAACGCTTGCTGCCCTTGTAGCCAATGCCGCCGATGATCTTGTTGTCATCGCCATCGGCGGTGACAGACAGAGCAATCGTGCCGTTGACCGAATCAGCCGCGACGATAGCCGCAGCGTCAGCCGCCGCAGTCGTGTCAGAGTGCTGAACCGTAAAGGTGAAGCCAGCGGCTGCGCCAGCATCGGTCACGGTGTCAGTAGCAAGCATCAGGGTGACGGCATCAAAGCCACGCGTATCAACCCAGGAAGTGGCCCCCGGCGTGGTACCGGAGAGGGTCACGGTGCCAAGCAGAACAACCTGCTTGTTGGAAAGCATATCACGCATCTCAAGAATCCTTCTTATCGGCGTGGTTGCGGAGCGGCGTTATTGCCGCCCCGCGTTAGTGCTTTAGGCGGTGAACTCGATCAGCTTGAGAGCCTCAAAGTTCACGACATCGCCGCCGACGCGCTTCGTGGTGTAGAACTCCACGTAGGGCTTGGCAGAGTAGGGGTCGCGCAGAGTGCGGATGCCGAGGCGGTCCACGATCTGATAGGCTTCGCGCATATCGCCAACGGCGATGGAGAGCGAGTCCGTGGCCGGATCAGGCATGTCCTCGAAGGACGCGACCGGATAGCCGAGCAGCGATGCGGGCTGACCGGCAGCGATGCCGGGAGACCACAGATAAGCGCCGTCCGTGTCCTTGAGCTTGCGCGTCAGCTTGAGCGTGGCGCGGTTCATGAACCAGGTTGCGTTGGCGCGGTACTGCTGCTTGAGGCCATAGAGCGCGTTGATGAGAACATCGCCACCGTTGGGAGCGGCGGCAAATGCACCGTTCACGCCGGTATCGAAACGCTCGATGGTGCCGGGGAGCGTGGTGCCAGACGGGAAGGTCAGGAATCCACGGGGCTTGTTGACGCCATTGCCGACAACGAAAGCATTGGCTTCGTCACGGGCGAACTTCTCGGCAACCTTGGAGGCAAGCCATGCTTCCATGTTGATCGAGGCGTCATCGAGCAGCTTCTGCGTAGCCTTGGGCTTCGCATAGAGTTCGTGGGCAGGAATGCGCCACTTGCCAAGCTGCGGCGTGTTGGTCTCGGCACGGCTGTCGGTTTCGCCAACCCAACCCGAAGAGGCTTCGTTGAGATCGAACAGACCTTCGAGGGCATCCGAAGAGATGACCTGGATCGAGGCGTATGCACGCATCGGGCTGGTCTCGAAGACCTTCATCACGATACGGCCAGAGAGGTCGGGATTGACCACATAACCGCCATCGGGATCGGTGCCGACCGAGAGAGCCTTGCGCTCATCCGGCCCCATGACTTCTTCGCCCTTGCGGAGGAAGGTGTCGAACGCGGCCTTGTAGCCGTCCATTTCGGCAGCGCCGAAGGAACCAGCAACAGCGCCACGGCGGCGGGCGTTCATCGAGGCCCACTCCTGGGCCTTGCGGTCGAGATCGACCACTTCGCCACGCTCGTCGGTGACAATGCGCGACTGACGCTTGGAAGCCAGAACGGCCTCATCAGCGATCTTCTGGGCCTTCTCAAGATCGGCTTCGATCTTCTGAAGCTTGGCCTCGGTCACGACATCGGCGCTGCCCTTCTTTTCGATCTGGGCAAGGCGTTCGTCGTTGGCCTTCTTGAACTCTTCGAATCCGGCGTGCAGCGCGTCAACCGCGCCGATGGCCTTCTTGATTTCCTCTGACATGCAGGGATTCCTTTAGCTTTGACAGTGACTGTAAAAGGGCATCGACGCCCTCGATTACGGCCTCTTCATCGCCAGCGTCCCGCTGTCTCTGTAGGGCTTTGAATCCGTGGAGAGTAAGAGCCACGGCCTCTTTACGAGAGTATCCTGCATCACGCAGGAAACGCTCGAAATCTCTTTCGGTGGTGATCGATTTGACGTTTGTCACCTTTGCATCCGGCAGCATCGGGAACGTCACAAGGCTGATCTCGAACAGGTCCACTTCCATCAGCTTGCGAACACGGCCATCGCCTTCGGGGATGGCTTCCATTGTGCGATAGCCGATAGACATGGAATCGATGGCCCCGGCGCGAAGGAGCGCCATTGCCTCGCGGCCTTTTTCTACTTCCTTGAGCAGACGGCCACGGACAAACAGGCCACGCTCGTCCTCGTAAATGTCATCCCAGACGCCGATGGGCTGGCTCATATCGTGCTGCCACAGCATCTTAACCTTACGAGAGCCGAGCGATTTGCGAAATGCGCCGCGTTCGACCACATCCATTCCCTGATCGACAACGCCGAAGACAGAGGCATATCCCTCGAAGACGCCATCTTGATCCGGTTCGCGCTTGAGCGTGAGGGATACGTTCTTATGCTGGATCGGTTCGGACATGAACTTGTCGCCCTCTTCTCTGCGAACTATTGCGTTGGCCCATGAGCGGCCAGGATCACCGCCCCACAAGGCCCATGCGATGCGGCCAGCGGACGGATAGCCATCCTCGCCGGGGGAGAATCCTTGGCCTTGCTTGTCCACCTCATGGCGGGCGAAGTAAGACACCATCCGCTTGACGGTATCGAGCGAAAGGTTGCGGCGATTCTTGATGTCGCGGGCGCGGGCAACGCCGATCTCGGTGCCGCCACGGTTGTACTCATCACGCCAATCAAGGCCGCGTGTGGCTTCTCGTGCCATCGCCTCGTTTGGTGAATATCCATCGGCCTTGCCTTCCCACTTGGAAATGCAGACGGCATAACGCTGATCTTCATCGGGAAAATCAGACATAGCCTCCTCGTCGCTCATGCAACGGGAGATGAACTCG